GTTTTTTGATGAACAACACCCTTCTCATTATACAAGAAGTATTCATCAATACGCTTAATGAAATCCACGCCAGACTTAGTGTCTTTTTCTTTTACTATTTCGCGGACCTTTTTGATCTTTCTAGGATCAATATAGCGAACGTCAGTGATACCTTGCTTTGGATTTTTGGTGTCAATTACTTTGTGGAAAAACAGTCTGCCGTCGATATACCAACGACGATAGTAATCTTGTGCTCTCAGTTTAAAATCTAAAACACGCAGAACTTCTTCAAATTCTCTTTCGATGTCTTTCTTGATACCGTTGGACAAGTCGACATCATCAAGATTAATTTTTACTGGATCTTCGTCATCTAGATTTGCAATAGAATCATTGACGATATCGTCAATCGCTGAATCGACATCTGCCATAATAGCGATATCACGATATCGTCTGATTAGTTCTTGCTCTGTGCTGGCAGTTCCATCTAGATCTAGATAGGTGCCATAGTAACCACCTGCTTTAATTGCATCTGTGCCACCATCGTCTGTCGGAGCCACAAACGACTTCTCAGTCGGTGGCTCCGAAGACTTTGTAATTTTATAACCAAAAATTTCCATTATATTAAGTTACTCTTAAAGTGTGTCGGTTAGGTAATGAGAGTAGTTGAAGGTTACTGTGAACTCTTCAATTACGTCATTCTGACCATATTGCAGAGCAATTTCCGACATGTTGATTGGAAACGCATTATACAGAGTATATGTCATCAACACTTCGTCGTTGCGATCAAGATGCTCAACAACCAGATCAACTTGGTAATCTGTTGGCGAAAGAACGCCAGTGTTAAGTTCCAGATCATTCATTCCGTTCATCCACTCTTCGAATGGTTTACGGAGTGACATTTCAGTGTCGTTGACGATTGTTACTGTCCACGGATCGAAGATGCGCTCGCCAGCAAGTTTGACTTCGCGACCACGGTACTGGACCAGTGTTGGGTTAACAGTCGATGCAGGAAGAGCAGCGCCAGTTACCAGCAGCGAGTATTCTCTATCTGGAACAGATGTTACGTATCCTGGCCAGTTAAGAATAACACGGAATTGGTTTGGACGAGCACCACCAGCACCTAGTAACCCTTTAAACTTTGAAATATCCATAGTAGATTTCTCCTATAATTTTATTTATTCGGGTTATTAGGCACCGACTTCTTCGAACGAAACGCTTGTGCGAGTCGCGATGAAGTTTAGGTAGATGAAGTTGATCGACTTAGCAGGTTTGATGTAGATATCTGCAACAAACTCGTTACGGTCAATAACTTCGCCAGTGTTGTTTGTTTCGTCGCAAACTACGCGGAAGTCATAGATACCACGGCGACCACGAACATCGCGGAGGAATGGTTCTACGAGCGAGCGGAACTGCGCACGAGTAAACACGTCGTTGAACTCGAACAGTTGGAACTTAGCAGCAGTTGCGATTGCCTTCTCAAGAACGATGAACAGACGACGAACATTGATGCGGTCGAATGCTGATGGTTTTGCGAGAAGAGTCTTGTCACCGTAAAGAACAACGCCCTGTCCAGGGAACGAAACCACTGGGTTGACACCATTCTTGTAAAGTGTATCGCGATCTGTCTGATTTGGCGAGAACAGCAGTTTCACGCAGTTCTTGATAGCACCACGGTTGAAACCAGCAGGCGACCACCATGGATCATTTGTCTGGTCGGTACGAGCGCAGAGACCTGCAGTGTCAGCGTTCAGAGGAACGTTTACATAGACATCGTTATACTTGTCATATTGAACCTTCCAACCCGAATCCATAACAGCGTATGAAGACGAACGGTCGAGAGTCGAATTTCTGTATGTTACGATGTCATCTGCTTCACCACCAGCATTGTTTTGAACTGCTGCCAGAGGTGGAGACAGGAATACCATGCAATCTTTGCGATATTCTGCTACGTTGTCGATTACATACTGCGAAAGAGTTGAACCGTAACCACCAGTCAGAACCAGCGAAATATCGATAAGTTCTTTGTTCGCAAGTAGATCGTAACCAGCTTGGATGTCGCCATCTGCAGGCGCAGCATCAACACCGCCTGTCAGAGAATAATCTTCATCCGTAGATGTTGCGATATTCTTGTATGCGGCAGGAGCAGCGGCTGTACCCCAAGCAGAACCAGTTCCAGTTTGTGTTGGGTGATCCATCCACCAGATATACTTGGATTGCGCATTGATTACATTCTTGTAGTAGTTCGAAGAACCATCAGAATTCTTAGCGTCTGATGCCTTAGAAACGAACGCAAACTTCTCTAGGACAGTTCCCGCAATTCCGGTGAACTTACCATCTTCGTCGATGACGAGAACATGAAGTTCGTCGTTAGAACCGCCAATGTTTGCTACATAAGAAGAAGTCGATGGAGCACCATCAAATTGAACTTCTGCTGAGACAAACGTTTCACTGTCTACTGGGAATTCATATTCCCAACCAGAAAATGTTGATGAATCTGCAACCAGAACTCTTAGTGAGTTGCCGAACGCTCCTGGGCATTTTGCTGCCCAAGGACCAACCGATCCCTCACCAGAAGCATATGATGCATCATATACATCTTGGTTGGCGATTTTAACCGCAGTTCCAGAGCAAACAGCATTTCTCGCTGCCGACCCGACAGCGCGAACAAGTTGCAGGTTGTTGCCGTAACTCAGGAAGTTAGCAGCAGTGTGGAAGTGAACGGTTGTTGTGCTCGTTGGTTTGCCGAATTCACGAACCAGTTGATTTTCTGATGCAACTGTCTTGATTTCGTTTGCAGGACCCCAGAGGAAATAACCAACGTATCCGCCAGCAGAAGTCGAAACTGCTGGAACAACATTGGTAAGATCCTTCTCAGTAACTAGGACTCCTGGCGATAATTGAAAAGCCATATTCTTCTCCTCGTATTAAAAAACTGACAAAAACCACTGTCTTTTGTTTATCAACTTATTTATAAATCGGGTAATTTATAACAACCAGTTGCGTTTTTCTGCATCTCGGTCGACAGTCCAAAGATCACCACTATCTATAAAAGTTTCTTCTTCTGTGCCGTCCATAATTAGACCAAATGGTGTCAGTTCTTCTTCTATTTGTTTCATTTGGTTATCATAAAGTTTTCTTCTAATATCAATATCAGTCAAGTCTTTGAAGTATGTATTGCTGGTAACCCAAGCAAATAAGACCAAACTCATTACCAGATCGTCGAAGTAACCTTCGTCCGCCATCCAAGTTCCCTGCTTTTCGATGAAAGTCGAGAACTCGGAGATTGTTTCTGCGTCGAAAACAAGTAATTTGTTTTCTTCCATCAGAGATTTCAAAGTAAAACAACCCTGCCTCTTAACTTGCTTGGTCATTCGCACGCCCATTTGGGTTGCTCTACCAAAACCAGGAGAAAGATATTGTTTATTCACATCCTTCGCAGTAGTAAGAATATTGTCA